TAAACATTAGATTGTTATATTCAATCAGCTCTAATTGAACTGTCCCGTCATCTGCTGGGGTTTTTGCTGTAACTGTGAAGTCATAGTAATTCAAATCCTCATCAGTTCCAATAATAACACGGCTACCTAGTTGAGTTTGCACATTTGCTGCATGGTTAGCAACATAGGCTTTTGTTACGTCAAAACCATCTACCCAGAAATCGCCGTTTGATCCTTGAGTTATTGAATATGGGCCGTGAACATTGCCGTCTTGGTCTGATATGTGGCCAAAGTACGACATGCCTTGCTCCAATACCGGGCGCTCACTGAGTCTTAATTGGGTGCCGGATATTTCCAGTACCTCAGCGTCAGTGGTTGCATCATCATAAATGCAGGCCCAGCGAACACGATCGCCGATATCAACAAGCAGGCCATCATCCAGAACGCGCTCCATTACACGGCGTCTCTGATAGACTAGTCGCCTAACCTCAAGCTCTGCGCGGTTGATTGCCTGGGATTCATTTCTACACCCGGCCAAATCAATCTCAAGTGGTCTCGAACCGATACCGCTTTCAAACGCCTTTGTATTCGTGTTTATTCTACGGTCAATGTGGCGCTCTTTATTGTCGTCAGGGTTGATATAACTTAGCCTGATTGAATCATTGCCATTCGGTTTTTGTAGGTTAAATGACTGAGAAGACTCACTATTTCCTGCAATGTTTCGGCGGTCGAATGTCTGAGTGACTGGCTTCTCCTCTTCCCGGAAGAATCGCCATATCTGCCCATCACGAAAAGCGCCAACCCTGGCTACATTGCAAATGGTGTGTATTCGCTGGCCAAACGAGATATTTATATCGTCAAAGCTGTAGTTAAATCCTCTCAAGTCTGAGCTTAAACCATCACTGACCTCATACAATGATTCAAGATCGAAAAGCTGCCTTGTCCGTGTTTCTCCGAAAAGTCTGACAGCATCATCAAGAATAGCATCTGCAAACGATCTGTTATTACTATTTCGAGCTGTTATGGTGTCGGTTGTTGAATTGTATGAGTGCTGGCGCCTTGCTGCTAAACAGTTTATTTGTCTGCTTGATGTTGATCTGTTTGTAAAATCAGACCTCGCATCAACAGATAGTAGTGTAAAGTCAGTACCAGCCGACCCTGCTGGGTACCTAACTCTAGAGAATAACGTCTCTATGTTTACGTCGCTAACTGAGTTGTTAAGGTCAACATCGGAAGCGCGCCTAATCCTGATTTCAACTCGATTACCAGTGTTAGGCTGAGTCTGTGCAAACTCAATTGTTCTTCCTAGCGGGCCTCTCGTTCTACCCGATATATCAAAGGTTACATCCGACCCAACATCAATAACTTGACCATCAATAGTCACAGAAAATGAGGCGGCCTGCTGAGTCACAGAGTCTCTTGCTTGAACCTGTAAAGATATAGTCTCAGAACTACCGTTGTTCCGTATAAAACCTGATGGGAATATAAGATTCATATCCCAATCAAAAGACCCGGTTCCGGTTGCTCCGATTAGAGTCCAATCTGTAAAACCGTCAGTATCCTCGCCAACTCTTATAGAGCCAACAACCGTCTGTCCAGCTCCGTTTACTATGTATGCAGGGTTACATGTAGCTCCGGGTTCATTGGTACACGACCCGTTAGAATAAGCCGGAAAGTTTGACGATACCAATACAGGTATCCTGTGGCAGTCGATTATTATTCTGACTGGGCCTGTCGGCCCTTGAGTGTAAAAAGCGATTTCCTGTGATGCTACTATGTTGTTTGATTTGTCTATCCTGTATGTGCCGTTTATTGTTGAGCTTGTTGTCCCCGAAATTGTGAAGTCGGCCTCATTATCTAAATCTAGAAGCTGAGGTGTGTTTTGACCAGGGTCTGACCCGACAATCACATAATTAACACTGCCTATGCTTGCTAAATATATGTACTCCATTTCAAGAACTCTTTGGTTCTCAGCTAGCAGCCTTGCGTCATCAAGAGAATTGGCTCTTATAGGGTATTCGTCAGTAGAGTTAACCGGGCGTTCAATTACTGTGAAATCAGACCCGGTAATTCGGCTAAAGTCGGTGTCATTGTCCTGAACCTCGGTTATGTCAATAGTAGATAATCCAACACAGAAACGCTCACGAACCCTACGCCTGTTTTCCTCATAGGTATACCAAGCCTCCTGAACTAAGTCTGGGTATGCCCTGATCTGACCCTTGATGTCTGGAATTCCCTCGCCAGTTCGAGCTATGTTTGTTTGTCCTGATACCTGGTTGTTTGGTGACGTTCTTTGCACGCCTTGTGTGTTTGGCTTTTCAGGCCTTGGCAATAGCGCAACTGTAACAATGGCAGTAATAACGGCAACAGCAACAGCAATAGTTACCGGGTCTGCTCCATCTGGCCTGTGGATAGCGTATACGCAATCACCGTCTTTCAGCTCGTAGTCAGGCTGGCAGGTTACAGAGTGGCCATTTAGAAACAGGTCAAAGCTTGAATCTTCTGGTAGGAAATATGCAGGAGTGTCACCGGGTTTTGCTTCAAACCCGGTCTTATCTCCAGTAAGTCGGTCTACAATATAAACGCTAGTCATTTGCCGACCCACTTATAAAGCTTGATTTCTCCACGGTATAGGCGCTTGAATTGCGATATTGTTTGATTTGCAACGCGCCCGGTACCAGCCTCATTGCCAAACGCATGAATAATGCGATTACCGATACGAACACCGACATGAGTAGCAAGACCCTGAGAAAACGAAACAGCAACATAGCCACAGTCTGACTCAGACCACGACGAAACCTCTTGATTAAATGCGCTTTGGATTGTTGCCGTTCCATTTACATAGCCCTCTATGTCATCAAGATTTATACCCTTAACGCGGCTGAAGAAGTCAACCACAAGACCCCAGCAATCAAAGCTTTTAGGGCCTTGAGCGAACTTCTCCCACGGCTTACCAATTACACTATCAACCCATTCTAACTCGTTCATGTTGTCTCTAATCCAGGAAATAGATCAATAGTATAAGGCCGGGCTACTCGATAGTTAATAGGGTTATCGTCAGATGCTACGATATTGACGTTTCGTGTAGTTATCCTGATTTCGCTTATTGTGAATTCAAACGCCTTGATTTCACCTGTAGGGTATATTTCACGATAGATAAGCGTTGCCTGAGAGAACCAGTCAAACCCGTTTATTTTCTTCAGCTCTGTCAGGACTTCCGAACCTATGCGACCAAGTCTTACATTGATTGAGCTTTGCTCTTGCTCGCGCTGGCTTGGCCTTGGCACCTCAAACTGAAGCGGCTGAAAGGTAAGCTGCTGGCCATCGATTGTGAATGTTTTATTCTCTACCTGATCCCTAACAAATCGCTTTGTTTCTATCTGCGGATGGCTAATCTCGATAGTGATATATCGGATTGCTATCGGCTTCTGAGTATGAAACTGCCTGATCTGTACGTTTGTTTCGGCCATTACTCAACCCTCGAAGGATTAAGATCAATCAATTTAGAAGTTCCTGAGTCAGCATTTGCTGGAACTGCTGCATTGTTATTCGTTACAAGTGATATAGAGTCACCAGCATTGCTAAATTGGCAAGTGAACGAAAGTATTGATGTTTCAGGTGATGAGCTAACAGCGAGCGTCCTTACTCCATTGTAATGAATATAAATGCTTCCACCACTCTCTACTTCAACTCCATAGGTGACATCACTTGTCAAACCGGATGCAATAGAAGTTACGCCACCGCCGGGAAGGTTGATATTAAGATCGCCATTAATAAAGGTCATTAGAAATATAACTGAGCTAAAATCAGTAGGGTCTGATGACTCAGAAATATAGACCTGGCTTGTTGATGATGGCAAATAGCTGTTTGTTACAGTGTAGAAGCTTCCCTTCGGAATATTCACATTCCAAGCGCCTCCGCACAATAATTGTGATGCTTCTGATGTATATGCGAACGAGTTCTCAATAGCTGGAGTTTCATTTTGCCCGGCTCCGGTCACGTTTATATCGAAAAGATATGTTGCTGATTTAAACTCCTGCCAGTCTCGATTTAATGCAATATCAAGCAGTGAGTAGTCGGACGGCCCGTAATCTTCACGCGCATCGAGGATGAATTGAGGGTCGACTGGCCTTACAATCGATCTTGCAATGACACTGCACGAATAGGTAAACGTATTTCCAGACTCGGAAACACTATTAGGTATCCCATCTTCAGTAAAATGACACTCATGAGTAATTAGGCCTTGCTCGGTTCTAATTGGCATTTCAAACCAAAGATTTCCACTTTCGGTTGATGCAACAAACCATGCGTCAAAATACTCAGCGTCAGACTGATTGAACACCAACCTAAAATCCCATACGACTGTAGTTTCATCTGTCAGCTTTTGGAAATACGGAGTGCCAGATAGCGGCTGAGAACCAATGAACTGATTTGAGATAGTTCTCGATTTTCCGCTTTGTATCGCATATCTCAATGATGATGGGTATTCAACAGCCATTAATTAGTGCCCCTGATTAGGTTTGGGTACGCGCCCTGCATTGCTCTTGATATTTGACCACCTTGTACCAAGTCGGCAATTATAAGGTCAATAGTTAAAACATTGTCATTGACTGACTGGCTGACATTAACAGATGCTTGAGCGTTGTTATTAACAACCACGTTCACCTGTGGCATGTTCATTCCAGAAGCCGCCTGAGAGCTGTTAGAAACATTCCCGTTTTGATCTGGAATCAGGTATTGACGACCACCGGAAGTGAATAGTTCCGGGCCTGTCTCATTTACCCGGTAAGGGGTGCCAGCGGATACCGGGCCGCCTGTCTGTCTTCCTGTGAATGTTTGAGCAACACCAACTCCAGCAGCGATACCAGCAGAAGCGTATCCTAAAGCTGTAACCCTGGCTGAAAGCGTTCCGGTTGGATCAAGCGTTAATGCCTGCGCCGCCGCCTGCTGAGTGCTTACGATGATATTTGCAACAGCAAGCGCTTGGTTAGCAAGAAATATAGCCTTACCAAGTGCTGACTGCTCAGCTCCCGCAACAGAAACAAGATTTGTTAGCTGTGCGCCAAGTTGGGCATAAGCTGAAACCTCCATCTGGCGAGCACGAAGTCGTTTATTTATTTCTTCCTGCTCGGCCCTAGTCCTTGCTGCGTCGGCTCTTTGCCTGTCCTGCTCGGCCTGATCCTCAAGCGCGCTGCGGTTCATGTATAGCTGTGCAAGTCTTTCGCCTTCTGGATCGGCTCCGGCGTCAGCGCCTAGAATGGTCTCTCCTTCATTCTGAATATCCAGTCTTCGCTGCTCAAGAACGGCAAGCGCTTCATTGTTTCTTATCTGTTCTTTTTCTAGCGCTGTTATTTTCTCTAGATTTTCTTGCTCTTTTCTTCTTCTTTGCAATCCAGTTACGGCACGACCACCTATTTTATCGGGTATGTTTTGCAGTCGCTCTATCTCATCAGCATTTTCTTTTATCGTTGCCGTGAGTGTTTCTATTGACCCGGTAACAACCTCAAGTCTAACTGACTTAAGGTTTGATACTGTTTCATCAATCGTATTGTTAAACTTTTGTGTCTCTTCATCGGCACCAATTATTGAGTTAATAAAAGGCCCGGCAAGAGAGGCAGTAATACCAGCAATAGCACCAGCAAGTGGGAATCCAAGTACAAAACCAAGGTCAGCAGCTTGGAATGCGAACGCCTGCGCAGCATTTCCCCCGTTTTGAATCTGGCCAACAAGCTGCTCAATCTGGACGCCTGCCATGCCAGCCTTGCGACCGAAGTTTCCCATAGTGACATTGGCTGACTTTACAGCCTTGTCAGTTTTAGCAAACTCAGCATTCATTGACGCAGTGGTTTTTACCACCTGCTTTTCAGCAGCTATTAGCCCATCAGTTCTGGCGTCAACCTCATAAAAAATAGTACCAGCATTCTCAGCCATCTTTATTAGCCCTCAACTGATCCATTTTATCCAGAAAATCATTGGCCTTTTCAGGCGTGAAGTCGTCACGATCTGGGTATTTTGATTTCATGATTGCCTGAAACTCGTGCATTGTCATATCCCACACGGTTTCTGTTTCTAATCCGAAATGAGCAACCCCGGCAGCCACATAGTCAATAGGGTTAAACTCTGGGTTTTCTGATCCTGATTTCTTTGGCTTCTCGTCACCAAGAAGGCCGTTTCTAAGTAGAGAGAAAGCAAGGATACATTGTTCTGAATCAGGAACTAAACCAGGAACAAACACCAGGGACTCACCAACAGGCACGTTATATCCAAACAACTCATAGT